CCCGTTCGTTGTATTTCACCACAAAGCCATTAACGATTCGTTCGACAACAGTGTAGACGGCATCGACATTGCCACTGACAACACTTTCGGTAACCACAACAACAGATTTGAATCGGCCATCGGTATTGATATGAGTCCAACCAGTAAATTCTTGCTCCTTAAGAAAGGTAAGGAGTAGCATCACACCATCATCTCGAACGGCCCAGTCGACCTTGTAGGGCTCTTCGGCCCATGCCCATTCGGTTATGGTATGTCCGGTGAAGAGGTGGGAGGAGATGACAGAGATATCGGTACCAGTGAATACATTAGCGTAGATATTATAACTAGAGTCCCGTACGATCGATCCTTTGGATTGGACATAGAGAACGTCAAAGTTGGCAATGATTGGCGGGACATCGCTGGCGCCGTTGAAGGATTGTGCATTGGCGACTAGGGCATCGGGGGCGACAGCGGAGCCGGCCGAGCCACCGTTCACCAGCCATGAGGCCTTGTCGGTGAGGATTAGTAGGCCGGAGGTCTGTGGCAGCATCGACTTGATTGTGTTAAGTTGCCCGGAAACAAGAGTGCCGGTGATGGAGTTGTCAGCTTGTACCGGCGAGGAAATATTAAAATTGAAATAGCTACCTGGCTGTGACATATAAAATGTCTGTGGCGCGCCTGTGGGTGCCGCAAGTACCAACCGTTGTTGGAAAAATCCCGGCACGGTCGGATAACCATCCGAAGCAGGAGCAAGTACAGCCGTAGCGGCGGCGCTGCCAAAAGAGAATGCTACGGTTGGTACCAAAGAATATCCGGCGCCAGCTACAGTGACGTTAACAATATTCATACCCCAAACAAGATTTGCAGTAGCCCCAACACCAACGCCTGATGTCGAGGTTTGTATTACTGGATTGGATGGAACTGTACCTGAGGTAACTGCGCCTCGATTTCCCAATGGATTGCTCATCGGCTCCCATGTAGCAACCGCAGACCCGGCCAAAGTTGCAACAACCAAAACAACGCCATTGGTAAATGCTACACGGTCTCCGACAACATACCCACTGCCACCAGATCCGATTGTTGGCGTACCTTGCACACCCAGCGACGCTGTTGCCGATGCCGTAATCGATGACGCTCCAATGAATGATATAGTCGGTACCGATATATATGTTCCGGGTGTAGTAATAACAACGTAGCTAATTCCCTGCCCATTGGCGTTGTTAAATGGAGATTTAGCTATTGGAGGTGTTTGGGTAAAATCTGGCGCGATGTTAGAATCGATAAACTGGGTTCCTGTAGTTGTACCAAGATAGCCGTGTGTAGATCCGGCGGGTACAAATCCATTATAGCTGATGTTCGCACGATAGACATTATAAGCTACCGCGCCTGCTGATGGATTCCAAGATATTTCAAGCGAACCAGCAACAGTGCGCACATCCCAATCGGGTCCGAAATCATAAGATAATGCTTGGATAGATTCCTGTCCGCTAGCATCCACAGCGGTTACAGTGTAGGAATAATACGCATCGTTAACTGCAGATCCTGGGGAAGGAAAGGATGCGATAACACTAGTCATTACTGGCGTAACTGCAGTGGTACCAAACACAATTGGTGTTATTGTCCAATTAGTTGCGGTATTGAGTTTAAGTATATGCGGAGGAAAATCTGGGTGACAGATGATTAATGAATCTACATTCTGCGCATATTTCAACAAGGCTAAATCAGAGCCGGAATACGGAGATGTGATTGTATAGACTCTTCGTGCTAGGTTGGATACAGAGAACACATTTGTTGTTATTGGGATGCCGGAGAGGAATGTAAGCGTGAATGTATTGGTAGTGGCGCCGGCTATGATATAGTATTGGCCGTCACCAGCACGAATCCACTCGCCGTTTGTATACCCATGCGACGCACTGGTGAAAACACCCGCGGCAAATCCGGTAACAGTCTTTGGCGATTCAAGAATAGGGGCGGAGTCTAGGAAGAATCTGATATAGTTCTCGCCGAATTCAAGAACATAGCCGAGATTAAATGTTGCTTGGAACGGTATTAATCGAACTGCCGTTGCCGATTTGTAACATTGGAGAATGTATTTAGTGCCGGGGCGAGTGCTGGCGCCGCCGCGATAATCGATGAAGAAGTTTTCAAGGAGCGCTGCACCGGTTTTGTATTTGGTAAGGTCCACGCGAGCGTAGAGCTTTGGGGACCATTCGCCGGAGTTGAACGAGGCTTGGATCTTGGGGTCTGACATCTACGGTTATCCTAAAACGAGGGCCAAGGGTCGCCCCAATCATAATTCAAATACGGACCAGAATAGCTTTCGGCCTGCCAAACCCCACGAACCCGAATCCAGTCCGGGGTGACATCATTGATGGTGAGACCTTCGTTCCCATCGACCTCACGCGCTTTGGCGAGGTCCCGATTGGCCATCTCGATAAGGCCATTGGCGAGTTTCTTATCGCCAGATAGCGCCATGCACACGGTAGCGCCAAGAATCGATGTCCATGCCGATTGGAACAAGGTATCCATGATGTTCGGATCGATAACGATCTTGCAGTAAACCAACGTCGCGAATTCTTGATTAGTAAGGATGACGCGTTGGGTACCGAGGATGTCGAAGGTCAGGTTGAAAGTGGCACCTGTTCCGGAACCAGAGGAGGAGCCTTGTGCCACGGGATTCGCTTGGGGAAGAAAATAGCTGCCGCCAGCCGCAGGATCCGAGCCTTCGATAACCGGCACCACAGCGACGGTAGTGATGACACCGCCGGGTGCCGAAGTGACGCGAAGTCGGGCCGGAGCGCCAATTGGTACCGAGGTGTTCGAGCCGAGAGGCAGCGTAATGATTTCACCAACAACATAACCAGTGCCTCCAGCGACTGGGATTGCCGCGATGACTGGATAGAACTCATCGGTTTGGATTTTGAACTTCACCGGAGGTCCCGACCAGAACGCCGCTGCGCCCCCGATGACTGCGGTAGTGATTGGGACACCTGAGGCAAAACCGGTTTGATTTGCTGGGATGATCCAGCAGGCCCGGAGGCAGTCGTAGGGGTATTGATATTCGTAGGCCCACGGTGGTGCCGGTTGGCCCGGGACCCAGAGTTGGGTCGCTGGGGATGTGTTCTCGGGAGTGCCTGGAACCGAGGAGATATAGGTGAGGTTGGCGGTCTTCAACGCACAGTCCCATGGGGCCATGCGGAGGAGGTCATTGCGAGTGTTCTCAAGGACGAGGTTCGCTTGGATCGCTTCGTTGGTGGTGGAATTGGCAAGCTCGGCAGCAGTCACCGTAGTTCGGGTGCCGATCTTTTGGAGTGCCCGGTTGACGATGTCTACTACCGTTGTCATTGCTTAATGCCTTCCCTGCGTCGGTGCGTTGCCGTAGTTACCGCCGCCGAGGCCTGGGGAGTTACCACCCTGCTTCGGGCCCACCGGCGGGCAATAGTCGAGATCTTTCTTCTCCGGCTTTCCGCCGTTGCTGGTTCCTGCTGACATTGATTAGACCTTTCGTTGGGTGGTGGGGATAGGTCGGCGTGTGGTGATCGGAGGATTGGTGTCGTCGGTGTCCTCGGCCTCTTCACCGTCCTCAATATTCTGATCATGGAATGTCACCAACCCATCGCCATCATGGTCGGTGGTTTCCGGATCCACACCCAGATTCGGATCGGTGAAGCCAGCCGGTATTTCGGCATCAGCCATCATCTGTTTGAGTTCCTCTAGCATAGCACCAGCGATCGGCGCTAGCTGGAAGATGCCGTCTTTATTGATGCTGACGTACATATCCAGCAGCATCTTCGCTCGTTCGAAGTCGAAGTCGGAGAAATCATGGGTCATACACGTCGTCCTTCCGGTTTGTTGATAGGATTCAATTGTAGGTTACAGCCACATTGGGTGCGGCGCTATAGACCACCGTCATGCTTGAATAAGGAGCTAAACGCACAGTGACATTGGTGTTGACGAATAGTTGTCTAGTTGTGGCAGTATCAAGAATCTGAGAAACGGTGCCACCTTGGATATATACAGTTTCCCATGCACTGCCGCTAGTATAAGTCCATGGCGAAGCGCCAGGAGCTACACCAATAACTGCTCGAGGATCCAAGCCCACATTACCCGGTGGAGTTTGGTTGTTTGTAGCCGAATTAACCTGCGAGAAATTTACCGTGTTACCGTTGAAATTATTCGAAGCGATATTATTGAATATAGCACCGGCACCATCCATAACAACTGCCGAAGGATTATTGAGAAAATAATTCCCAAGGATCGTGCCATGTGTAGTATTGGTGAAACGAATTGCGACACGTTTAGAGGCAGTAATGTTACTATGAAGAACTTGATTGCCTTGACCTCCGATAATAACAATAGAATCGGTTGCTGCGGTTTGATTGGCACCGAAGTTAGCATTGAGCAAAGTGCAAAAATTACACGATGTCATTTTGAATGCTTCAAGCTTCGGATTTGATGCAAAGATGCCTGAGAATAACAGATTCGAGGCACTGTTTATACCATAACAGTCAAGCGCTGTAGAAGTGCAATCGATGTTGAAATCAATATAGCTATTATTATGAATGGCATTACGCGCTGATAAATCGTTAATGTTAATACCACGAATACCAGGATTGCTGCCTAAAGCACCTGAGACGCCTCGGATGTTAGTATGGGTGATATTGTTGATGGTTCCGATTGTAGTACCGGCAGCAACAATCTCATCCAGCATGTGGCCCCAAACGGAAGCACCATATACATTGGAAACTAATCCATTGTAAATATCGCTATCATAGCCGGGCTGTAGATTGTTTTCGATTAGAACAGCGACACAATCATCGCCAGATGGATTGCAATGTACGTTATCAAAGATGAAGTTACTAAGCGGCGATACAGCGTGGATACAATCTTCACCACCAAAATCGAATGGGTTGCTGGATACCCGAATTGCATAGGAGCATCCAATATTGCGCAGGGTGACGTTCTGGCCCATGACAATAAATCGAAACGCATAACCAGTTGGAAAAGCCGAATTAACATCTTCGGCTTTGATATTAGTCGCGGACCAGGTTTTGTTTCCGGGTTGGGACCCGATAAAAGTACTGCCGCTGTATTGAATTGCCATCACAACGCCGATAGCAATGGCTGTTGGGTTAGTTGGCGATCCTGCCCGAGCAACAGTGAATTGCGTAGAGTTGATTACGGTGTCGACGTAGTATTTCCCATTGACTGTCGCAGCCATGCCAGCTGCGGCAATCGGCATGTATTTATAGAAATTAGCAGTTGTGCCACTTGTGAGAGTAATGGTATTGTTAGCTATTGTGGTGTTGCCTACAACTTGAATTGGTGGGGCGGCACGAAAACGGCAACCATCGATACTAAAATTCGATGCCATCGGCGTTGGAGTAAACAATGCCGAATTGAATCCTCCGAAGATAGCTTGTGAGTATAGTAGAGCGCCTTGATCACAGACAACTGACATATTGGAATTGACGTTGACTATCGGCTGTGTGAATGATGCGAAAGATCCCGAGACTTTGAATAGGAATGTTCCCGGTGGGACATACATGGTGCCACCGCCTTGCACAAGTATAGCAGCGCTGACGGTATTGTAGGCAGCTAGGCTATCGGCTACGCCCGTAGGATCGGCACCAAACCAAACCACGTTTAGTGGAATCGATCGTGAGCATGTCCATGATCCTATAGTTCGAACGATAATATAGCCAATGGTATTACAATAGGCAGTATCCATTAACGCGGATAAAGTTGCCCCGCCGAACACTCCGTTATTGTTATATTGGATATCTCCGTTGACACCTGCCGGAGATATGATGGAACCGATCGGTACTTGGCTTGGTGGCTTGGGGGTGCCGCTGATATTGCCGCAGGCGGTACCCGGTTGAAACACACCATTGCATTGTGCCGATGCGATTGTCGGCATGCAGATGAAAATGAGAATGAATAGAAGCTTCTTCATTGTATTAGTGTCCATCCACCGGTAGCGATTTTAGGGCGAAGTATATAAGCACCGTAGTTAGAAACGATATCGATTTGACTAAGCCCATCGATATCTTCACCTGCAAAGGGTAGGATTTGAATATTGAAATTGTTAGCATTACCTGCTATATCGGCAATGATGGTAGGTGCTATGATTGATTGATTCGGAATTGCTTGTGGCCCAGCCAATGTAGCTTTGGATGATGACAACTGAATTGTGACCAAAGCTGGAACTGAAATAAGAATAACATTCATTCCCCGGAGGATTATAGTGGTTCCTCCAGAGGTAATGTTGACGACACATTGGTCGGACTTCGGTACCCAACCAACCGAGGGGCCAAGATAAACTTTCTCGGTTTGCCGGAATGTTCCACCTTGATCAAGATCTTGTTGGCTGGGCATTGATTAGCGCCGAATGGTTGGAGAGGTTTCGACTGGGATCTGCGAAGCGCTGCTAGCGATAGAGGCTTTGAGAGCGTCGAGATCGGCCCGAAGCGCGTCGTATTCGACCTTAGATACGGATTGGTTGGTTTCGCCAGTTGTGTTAGCGAACGTCGCCATCATCTTTTGCATGAAGACTTGTTCTTCGGTGGACATCCCGCCATTGACCGGGAGGGTGTCGATCGGGTGTTCCCAACGCTTGGCGAGGGATGCGGAGATGGCCTCGGCAGCATCGTTGAGGGGTTCCATCTCTGGAGTCGGGTCCCCGAGGAACTGAATGTATTCTTCGCCTCGCGGAGAACGTGGGACGGTGGTTTCCTCGTCGAGTCGGAAGACGATCGTTTCGGGATCGAGGAGCGCCGGGACGGTGAAGATCTTGCGGACGCTTCGACCGGATTCACGAGAAACTTCCTTATGTTCCCATTCGTTGGCCGATCCGTCGGCATTGATGATGTTGAGATAGTGGGCATTACGGAGTCGCCAGAGTGGAGCTTCGGTCATTGGTTCGGTCCTTTGTTGGGTTAATGAGCTGGAGCCTATTGGCGGAAGCCCCAAGAATTAACGTTGACTGTGGTGGCTGTGGCATTAGCGGTAGTAGTGATTGTGATATTGGTGTTGACTGCGCTTGCCGGAACGCAGGGATTAAAAATCTGTCCCGCAAGTTGGCCACCAGTAGCGATGGCTGATCCTTGGTAGGTTTGGGATGAGCCAATTAGGCCGGCTACGACAATGGGCCCGACTAGGCCAGTTCCTACAGCATGGACATTAAATCCGCAGATGTAGGCCGTAGTTGTTGCAGAACTGGTCAGGGTGCCGACTACAGCAGCAGTAGTACCGGAGGCGTTACCGGTTAGTGGAGTGACGCCAGCGCCATACGGCGGGCTGGTGACGACCAGCGCAGGGTCGTTAATTGTTGGGGCCTGCCCAAGGCTCTTAATGGTAGCTGGTGATACAGTGGCCAGAGCCAGCGCCGACAAGTTCATTATCGCCGGAGCAACAGGTGGCGTCGCTCCTGCAAGTGACAACGCTGATACATTCAGTACTTGATTAACTGGATTGATGCCCACGACCGGGGGTAGATTAACGACTGTACTCGTACCACAACTGAACTGAACAAGACTGGCCCGATAGTTGATAGCAAAGATGCCCGGGACGTTAGCGGCAGGTAAGCAGGTTGTGGTAACGTCAACTGAACTTACCGAGACGCCGTTGGACCAAATTTCGGCAAACAAGGCACCCGCTCCGTTGAGCCGATAGACATAACCATCTGTAATAGGAATAGCAGTAGTTGGTGTGGCCGGTACCGTGAATACCCCAAACACACGGATTGAATTAGCCTGAATGATGTTAGTGAACGATGCCAGAACCCCATATACCTGAGGCGACACTCCGACCGGGGCGAATGTCTGTTTGGAGATCAAGCCACCATAGCCTGTGGCAGTGGTAGAAGAACTGATAACGAGTTGGCCCGAAGCTACGACCGCAGTGCCGATTGAATTCTTTGCAGTCCAATTGGTGATAGTGTCGAGTGCGGCACTAAACGTGTCGGCGAACTGTGGATAGGCTGGAGTGTTGACGGAGAGTGCGCCATCGGGGGAGATTTGGGCACTAGCACCACCTGCGGAGAGAATGGTCCTGAGATTGCCGAGTGAGTCGATCTGTGCCCAACCAGCTTGGCCTGTGGGGATCGTTGGAGGCAAGGCATTGTAGGCCCCGGCGATCGGCTGCGGTAATGTTCCGGGAGCCACGACTTGTGCCTGGGCTGGCGCTAGGCCCAAGCTGATGGAAAGTAGCGCCAGCCAAAGTTTGTTCATCACTGAATCCTGTACCATGTGGTGGAGGCGAGGACGTATTGAAGTTCGACGCAGGTAAATGCGGCAAGGGTGGTGATGGTAATGGTGCCGCCGTTGATTGTCTGGCCAGTGGCGGCTACGATGGTTGTGGTATTGGCAGCGAAGGCACCTGAAGTGGTGTTACAGACGGAGAACAAGGCACCATCATAGAGGAGTGCTGTCGAGGTGCTAACTGGGGTAGTGACGACTGTGCTAGCCGCAGGTTGGCCGTTGAGGAGGATGTTGCTGACAGCGGGCGATGGTGTATAGGTGCCTGAGGGCGTAGGGGTGATAAGTTGATAGCCGGTGGCATTACGCATGCCAGTGGCGCAGACGAAGCTGCTAGGGCCGGATGGACCTTGACCAGCGGTCCAGCATTCATTGCCGGTGAGGGAATTCGGTACGATAGATTGCGCGAAGGCTGGGGGTGCCGATAGCACCCCCACCAACGCAAGACCGAGTAGGAACTTGCGCATGGTTTGTCTCCGTTAGTTCGCGACGTTGAGGCCGGCGGGATAGCCGCCCATGATCGAGTTGTCGGTGCCGTTGTACATCTGATCGTCACGATCGAGGACCAGATACGAGGACACAGCACCGGCAGTCATCGTGGCGGTAGCGACGGTGTAGAGTAGACGGATATAGCGGGGCACCGCTACACCATCCGGCGGTCGTGGCATGTCCATGTCAAACAGCCGCGAGCCGGCGTTGAGGGTGGCGAGGGCGTACGTAGGTGAGGTCCACCAAGTGGTGTATGCACCGGGGGCACCAGAGCCGTTGTCGGGGGCACCTTGCAAGGCAACGGAGAGAGTGCCGGCACCACCCGAGGTGAAGGTCGTGGCGACCTGCACAACGAATTTCAACGCCGGCTTGTCACCGATACCCATGTCGCGGGCACCGCCACCATTGGCGGAGGCGGGGATACCCGAGTTGATGCCGAAGTCGATGACGTTGGTGGAGGCCTGAGTGCCTGCCGCAATCGCCAGCGAAACGGCCGAATCGAACTGAAGTAGTGCGTCGAGAATCATTTGATTGCTCCTTAAGCGACCGTCGCTTCGTTGTTGAGGATGGCATCGCAGGTACGAACCGGGATGCCACGGAAGGTGGTGACGACCTTGCCGTCGAATTCCTGCAACTGGAGCAAGACGTTGGTCTTGTTCATAGCTTGCAGATCAAGGTAGGTGCGGACCACACGGTTGCAGTACATGACCAGTCGGCCCATATTGGCGCGGACGGCTGGGGTGTCGGATGTCTGGATGGCGGTGGCCATCGCTGGGGCGGTGGGGAGGCGATAGAGCCCGCGGACGATCAGGTTGATCAGGTTTGCGGCGGAGACACCGGTAAGCTGGGTCACGTCGATGTTGGCGATGCGAGCAACGTAGCGCCAGTCACGAAGAGTCAAACCGATTTCCCACTTGAAGTGATCGCGGTAGGCTTGATAAGTATTGCCGGCGGAATCTTGTACCGGCCACTCACCCATGTCCTTGTGCTGGAGACCGGTGATCTTGCCTTTCGGGAAGATTCCGTGGATGGTATCGGAGCCCCATGTGGTGAGCCATATGGAGGTATTGGTATTGCCGACACCGCCGGCGTTCAGGACGTTGTTGGCAGTCTGGGCGTTGGCGGTGTTGGTGGTGGAGTAGCGTGGGGCGAGGCCGGTGAAGCGTTCCGGATTTACATGCTGGTTGCCGTAGATCAGGGTCGAGGCAACCTGCTGGGACATGCCTTCGAGAAAGGCGCGGACTTCGGAGATGCGGAATTCAGCGGTGTTGCCGTTGAGGTCCGCGATGTCCTTGTCGATGACGGCATAGGTTTCGAGGTTGCCGACGGTGTCGATAATCTGCGCAGTGGTGGACTTGGCGTTGGGTACGCCGGCATTCAGCAGGCGCCAAGTGGCTTGGGGCAGGCCGGTACGGACCGTGGTCTTGTGGCCGGTTGGGAGGTTGCCTTCCATGACGATCATGTCGTCGAGGATTTCGTTGGTCTGAGATAGGAGTTCAATGATAGACGCGACACGCATGCCGTCGTCCATGCGTTTTGCCCAGTCCGCATATGTCAGGGCATTGGAACCGATTGTAGCCATAGGTTAGTTCTCCTCAGAGAGGTTGGGGTTGATGGTCGGGGTAGTCGCCGGTATCGATCTGAGCATTGCTGTTCAACCTCTCTGAGGCACGGTCCGGAATTACGGTAAATTCGGGTAAAGGGCGCTGGCGATGGATGCCGGCTTGGCGCCGGGGGCCTGTTGGCCATGTGGCGAAGGACTCTTACCGGTGACATGGGAACCTTCGGTGAATCGGTCGAAGACTTTGTTCAGCATCTTGACCACGGCTGGGTGATCGCCGGCGCCGGTCAGGTCCATTGCGGCCTTGAAGTCGGTGACGAGTTTGGCGTCCTTGGGATCGGCAGCGATCACTGCGTCGTAGCCTCGGTTGATGGTAGCTTTGACGGTGACGAGCTTGGTGCCGATGTCGGGGTCGGCTTTGAGTTGTGTGGTCCACTCGGCACGCATGTTGTTATATGCGTCGGTACCAGCTTTGGCGGACGCGATATCGCGCTTGGCTTGGATATCGACAAGCTTCTGAGCTTGGTCATTGGTCAGTCCGAGTTCTTTGAATAAAGGCGTGACTTCGGCAATCAGTGCATCATCGAGCTTGGCGCCTTCTGGGACTTTGAATTCGTAGGTATCAGGGACGATGGGCTTGTCGCCGTCAGTTTTGATTTCAGTCTTTGGGGCTTCGGCATCAACCTTCGGGTCGGTAGATGTCGTAGTCGGTGGCGGGCTGTTGACGTCCCGAATCTCCCCCGTCGGGGTCCGGGCTTCCGGGGAGTTCGCCATCGGCGTCGGGGATGGCGTGGGCGATGGCGTTGAGGTCTCGTGTGTCTCGCTCATTGCGTTCTCTCATCATGGTTAGGTAGGCTTCTGGACAAAAACGGTGAATGTCTGCGAGTAGGGCAAGGCCGAAATTGCGTTGGCCCTTTAGGAAGGCCTCACGAAGGGCGTTGCCGGTGAAGTCCTCATGGAAGATGTGTGCGTCGGAGAGCTTGCGCTCCATCCATGCGCGGCCAGCTTTGGTGGACATGATGGCGACCACGGCTTCGCGTTCGTTGGCGGTAAGGACTGCGGCGATCTTTTCGGCAGCCCGGATTGATTTGCGGTCGCCAGCGTTGAAGGGTTCGGACATTAGTCGTCACCAGATTGACGTACGGCAACAGCATTGCGCGCACGTTGTTCGTACACAGCTTCATAATCACGTTTGATCAAATTACGCACTGTAAACGTCACAGCGAGCCCAATGACCATGGCTGCAATGGGCCAGCTAGATGCAATAATGGAAAGGACTTCGATCATGATCAATGCACCGTATAGATGGGGACTTCGTCAGCCGGAAGCGCTCGCCACTGGCCGTTGGGTAGGCGAAGGACGCAGGAGACGGCTAGGGTCGGATCGTCGGTGGTACGTGCGTGGATATCGACGAGGTTGGTGTCGGGGAAGACTTCGCCGAGGTCCGAGACGGTGATATAGCGAACGGTCATGGCGCCACCTTGGACTTTAGAATAGTATTGATATCAAAACCAACCTAATTCAAAATCTGATATGCTAACTTTCATTAGGGTGCAATTCCTCCCATTGCCTGCAAAGCATTGGTGCCGCCACCGACGTCCGTTGCAGACAGGTTCTTGCCGGCGGCAGACAGGGCCGTGATCTGTTCTGCGGCTGCCGCGGCCTGTTGCTGGTTCGCACGATCTTCACGAATGACCATGGTTGCCTCAGGTGAACGGATCATCTTCGGATCATTGTTCAGGAGCGCTGAATATTTGTCAAGGGCATAGTCGCAATCAATGTTGTCCATGATGTCGGGCTTGGCACCGAGGAGATTACCGGCGAGGGTGAGGACCCGTTCGATGCCGGCGGACTGGGCCGCTTCTTGGGCCTGTTGGAGCATGGAGATGTAGTTGATGTTGATCATCTGGCCGGCGATTTCAGGTGGTGCCGGGGGGAGTATGCCAGCACGCTGTGCGATACCGAAGACACGATCAATGGTGGGGCCGAGGACTTCGTGGTCGATACGTTCGAGGGCTGGGCCGAGAGCAACAAGGGATTCGGATTTGCGCATGTCCCATTCGACTGCGGTGACGTTGGACCGGGTTTCGTATTGGCTTGCGGTCATTAGAACGTCGTTGAAGAAGGTTTTGAGAATACGGGATCGGACTTCTTCAAGGTCGGCAGTGATTTCGGCAACGGGGAATTTAGTATCGTAGGCAGATGCGAATCCGGCTTTGTTGGTGGAGAAGCCGGGGACGTAGGTAATCCCGCCGGGAAGGAGTGAGGCGGGTTGGTTTTTCATCTGGACGTCAGCGACCATCGGCGGGTTAACCATCTTGTCGATGGCTTGGGCCTTGCGCCGGGTTTCGTGTTGGAGTTGCTTGCAGTCGGGTAGAGCATCCATGCCTGGGGATCGGCCGTAGGGATCGTTGGAGACAAGGTCCCAGCGGCCGGTGATGTTGGGTTGTTCATAGTAGCCCTTTCGGCGCAAGAAGCCGGTGGGTTGGAGATTAGAGCCTTGGGGAGATGCGGAACCGCCCCACTCCCAATAGCATTCGCGGAAGGCGAAGCGTGGGTCGAAGCCGAACTTGCGAGCCTTGCCGTCGTTGTTCGGTTCGATAGAATGGGCGATAACGATCTCGCGGGTGAGGCCTGAGCCGTCGGCGAGGTTAAAGGCGTTGCGGACAGATTCGGAGCAATTGTCGAGTCCGAATTCGTCAACGACCGCGGAGATGGTCATGGTGAATTCGCGGTAGAAGATAGTTGGACGATAGGTGCCGTCGATGTCGATGTAGTATTCGCCAGCGCAAGGATTGTAGCAGTTGATGACGTTGTCGAAGTCTTCGTAGATGAGGAGCGACGCGGTGCCGAAGACGACGAGATCGTAGTAGAACTGGGCAATGCAGTTGTAGAAATTGGACTCGGCGAAGATGAGGTAGAGGATGCGTTCGCACTCAGCGAGCCAGAGCGAGGTCGGGGAGGTAAGGGTGGAATCGATCCGGCCGACTTGGAGCTTGAACCAAGGACGAGTGGGGGAGGATTTGCCGGAGACGAGGCCTGAGGCGAGGTTGCGCGCGGCGATGACGCCAGTGGAATCGAGGATGTGTTGGTTGATGGGCGAGCCGCGGGATTGCATGTTAGGGGTGATGATCCAACGATAGCGGCGTGGGAGTTGGTAATCGGCAAGTTCACGCCAGTGGGTCCACCAGGAATAGCGATTGGCGCGCATGCCGAGGAGCCGGCCTTGGGAATAGCGCATGAGTGCATAGTCGGGAGAGCTAGGATTCAGGGTCATCGGTTGGTTCCTTGGGCTCGATCAAGCGACTCTGTTCGTGCATGACTGCGGCGGCCATGAGGAGGAATGGCTCGTCTGGGGTCGGGGCCGCATCGGCAACTGGCTTTGGTGGCGAGAACGGAACCACGGGCATGGGTTATTGGCCCAATAGGGTGTTGGTGCCAAAACCGCGTTGTTCAGGCGCAGCCGAGGAGCCGACAAAGGATGGAGTGTTGGACACGGCCTTGGGCTTGGTGCCGGTTGGGTTCTGGGCCGGTGCGGCTTGGGCTGCTGGGGCCTGCGGAGTTGGGGCCGAGCCACCACCTATAAGGCCACTTGCGGCAGCGCCACCGAGACCCGCAAGGGCAAGGCCGGTGAGGGAGATGGGATCAACGGAGCAGAGGCCAAGGCTTCGGTGAGCAAACTCTGACAGGTCAAAGAGAGGGTGATGGATCATGTGAAATCCTTTTAAGCAAACATTCGCTCTGGGGCATACGGATCGTATTCGGTTTCGATCATTGGTGGGTGAGCATGCTCGCCACCAGCAAAGGCATTTCGGGCCAATGGACCACCGAAGGTGAGGCAGAGTGCGTCGAGATCGTCAAGGATCAGGCCGGGGTTGTCTTCGAGGAGGTCTTCTTTGGAAACGAGGACGATTTCGTCTTTTTTGTTCAGGGTGTAACGAATGGCAAGCATTGCGGCACGCATGTTGGCGTAGGACTCGCCAGGGTTTTGATCGGAGCCAGCGGTGATGATGTCTTTGCCGCCAAATTGGACACCGATGACGTGGAGTCGTTGATTGCGGCATTGGTCGACAACGCCGCCGCCTACGCCGCCTTCATCGATGAAGATGCCGTCGGGACGGAGTTCGTTGAAGGTGTCGTGTACGCGATTGGCGAGTTCGGTGGTGGAGATTCCGTTGTAGACTTTACGGGGGATGCTTCGCGCATCGCGACCCTTACGAGGGAATATGACGGAGTTGTTAGCACCAAAGCGAGCAACGTCGACACCGAGGGCAAGGGGCGTAAAGGCATCTACGAATACCTCACGGTCAGGGGACATAGCGCCATCGATTTCGTGGGCCGAGAAGAATTCCATCTCGCCGACGCGGGGGAATTGGCCGAGGACGCGGATACGGACAAAGTCGGAATCAAGGCCATAGACTTTGATCCACTTTTCGAATCGGGATTTGTTTGTAACGCGGACTGTGCGGGAATCAATTTGACGTGAGATCCAGAACTCGGCATGTTTGCCACCAGCGAAGGCTTCTTTGAAGCGTCCAGCGTTTCGTGTGGGGTTGCCGCACATGAGCCAGATGATCTGAGTGTCGGCATCGGTGAGTGCGCCTTCGGCAACTTCGTGGATAACGTCGGGGATGGCGGAGGCTTCGTCCATGATCAGGAGCAGACGCTTGCCTTTGTTATGGAGCCCGGCGAAGGCCTCGGTGTTTTTCTCGGACCAAGGGATCATGTCGATGCGCCATGTGCGCTCGCGTGTTGGGTCCTTAGAGATGAGCGAGGTGGCGTTTAGGATGAAGTGATCTCGGGCGAAGAAGCAGAGGTTGAACCATTTGCCGAGTTCGGCCCAAGTTTTGGTCTTGAGCTGGGTTTCGGTGTTAGCGGTGACGACGCCGCGGCAATCGGGAAAGGTGGTGAAGGCCCAGAAGATAACCCACGAGACCGTGGCGGATTTGCCGATACCATGGCCGGAGGCTATGGCGAGTTGGATTGCTTCGTCTGGGTTTAGGAGGCCAACGCGGATTTGTTCAAAGAGCCACTTGGACCATTCATCTGGTCCGTCGGGGTAATCATGGAGGACGGTGTCAGGTTCGCCCCATGGAAATGCGCCCATGACGAAAGCGAGTGGATCATCAGCGACCGAGGCTAGCCAGTTGAGTAGGTCCTCGGTCATGGCTGGGGTTTGGGCGGACATCAACAACCCTCCCCGGCTGAGGACGAGAGGCGCTCAGTGTCGATGCAAGCCTCAACGAAACGAGCAGTCATCTCTCGTCCTCATATGCGTCTGATGGGTGCGGAGGTTGGCTCGGGTAGGAGCACCTCTGACCCATCCGATTGAGTCAATGGCCGGGTGGCATTTGACCCAACGAAACGTGCAGCGTCAGAACGGCGGCGTGCCGCTTCGAGGAGTGCTGCAAAGTCAGCGTTGACGTTTAGGGTGGTGTTTTTCTTGCCGTAGCCGAACCGGTCCGCTGCGTCGCGGGAGATGGCTAGGAGGTCACGGGTCGGGAGGAACTCGCCACGTTCTTCGGCGTCTTCGAGTTTTTCCATGATCATGGACTCGGCACGAAGCATATTGGCCGTGGCCATTTCCATGAAGTGGTCTTGGGACCGAACGAAGGCTTCATCGACTTGGCCACGGTATTTGGAAACGAGGTCTTGGAACGCCGGGTCCTTGAGAAGAGTGTGGACTCGGTTGTAGGACATGCCGCAGATTGCCGCAGCCTCGTTTTGCTTCATGCCGGAGGCAAGGCAGCGAGCGATGCGATGGTGTGGATCGCGAAGTTTGGCAACGACGGAGCCGGCGGGGGTGTCACGAGTTTGGGCCAGGAGAGACAGATCAGCACGAGCCAAGGACCGAACTGGGCCTAGCTTGGGCTCGATGATTTTGATCCGTCCGCGCTGTAGGGCCATTAGATACGCCGCTCGAAGGTCTGCGGGGGCCGGTTGATGGTGACGACTTGACCGCCGATGTGGATGTTGAATTGGCCGGGGATGAGTCCGGGGCGTTTGAGTTTGACGTTGAGTCGAGGCTTGTAGAGGTTTATCATCTCGGCTTCGAGTGCGTCGACGCGATCGGGGTGGCAGGGCCGGATGAAGATCGCGTCGAAGAGGATGCCGCGCGGGAGGGATTCGCGAAAGGATTTCTTGCCCCATTGGGATCGATGGGCCGCGACGCGGGATAGCATGGTCTTGGCCTTGCCGACGTAGACGACAACGCCGTCTTTGGCAAGGGCATAGACGCCGGACTGGAGCATCGGCGAGACTTCGGTGAAACCATCGAGGGACAGGGACATCGGATCGGTACCAGTTGGAGCCTACCTACAGCCTAGCACAACCTGCCCCATTGTCAAGTCCGGTGGATGGGGTAAGGTATGGGCCTTGCAAAAATAGCACACAATTTATCCAGGACTTCTGGCCCGGGCGCAAGGCGAAAGTTTTGGGCCACCCCCGTCGCAGATGCGAATGATTGGCAAGTGGCAATGGCATGTAGCCAAGGCATAGCAGCCATGCAATGATGTGTGTTGTGTTCGTTGTGGCGTCGGTTCATGTTGAGATTGTCGGCGCAGCAATGGTGCACAGCGCAGTGACGAAGGAGATGGATACCATGGCTATCATCAACACCACTGATCTCAAGGGCAAGTCTCAGGCAGAGTTGCTGGTGATCATCACTGCGATGCAGGAAGCAGCGAACAAGCCTAAGTCGCTTAGCTGCAAGGTAACGGAGAAGGGCGGGTTGAGCGTGTATGGACTTGGACGCTTCCCGGTCACGCTGTACCGTGGCCAGTGGGAACGGTTGCTGGGTGAGGTGGATATGATCAAGGCGTTTATCGAGGCCAACAAGGCGCTGTTGAGCGTGAAAGAATAGCCCCAGCCCAATCAATCCCAATCAGCCCGCCCTAACCCGGCGGGCTTTTTGTTGCGTTGTTGGTGGTATCATGATCCGCGTTCACGTTTCAGTCCTACTCGGGGTTGCGAAGGCCACTGGCGCGTTTGATCCAGCGCCCGCTACCTCTCCCGCCCAACTCCCTCACGACCCGTTCTACGCCCCCTCTCAATCCCCTACAGGCCTCATCATGACACATAGCATCCATGTTGCCCATCGGGTCCGTATCTGGCCGTCTGTATCCGTCGATTGGTCTATCTGTCTGTGTCCCGCCCTATATATATACCTTGTAGACACACCAACACACATGGACACCAACACACCAGACCATAGGCGGACCGTGGGACGGGGATGGGGACCGGAACACGGATGGTATCTGTCATCATGAAGCCTCAAGGGAGTTGGCAGGGGATGGGGAGAGGGTCGTTAGGGAGTTGGGGATTGGTTTGGGCAATGTGGTGCACGGGCCGATATCCTGCAATCACGCGGCAAAGTCTGGGAAGATTATCCTTGCAATCGACGCTTGGTTGTGGTATTATGATAGCATAATCAGGATAGCACAAATGGCCGATGATAACGAAGCAAGTCCTAAGCCGGACCTAGATGCAATCATCAATAGTCTGGATATCCCTGTCACTGCACGCATGGCCGATAAGCGTGTGAAGGATCATTCGGTGCCGAGGTATCAGGCCCTAAGCACTGGCCAATGGTATCGGCCAAGGGATGAACGTGGTATTCAGACAGATGATTTCTCTGGAGATGAGTTGGAAACATTGCCTGCGGAAATAGGCGAGCCTACAGGTCCAGTGCCCTTGGCCCATGAGATGGAAGCCGCGCGGATCGCGAAGCAGATGGATGCAATGATGAAGCCTATGACTGAGGCTGCCATTGTTGAAGCTGCGATGCTGCCACATAGGCGCATGGTTATGCCCGAACGCTTCAAGCTGCGCCGTAACATTGACATGACTATCCACTATCCGCCTAAGCCTAAGAACGACCGGGATTATCGCGAGGCCCTTGGCAAAGTCCCGCCAGCCAAGGTGAAACCAATCAAGCCACCGGCCCGTGTGCCACCGCGTCAACGGCCACTGGAACAAAACGGCAACGCAACAAATGAACCGCCGTTGCATCTCGCAGTGCAACCAAGCAATGAACCGCCGTTCACCGGAACGCCCAGCGAACACAACGAGAACGAACGGTGATTGCGATGCAATCGGCGCATAGCAGCCATGCAAACAAATCGCTTGTGAGTGCACCGCACAACGGCGCATACTGGGGCGACCAACGGCCACTAGGAGCAACCCATGTCTATAAACACTGTACGGATTGAATTTAAAACCTACGCCACAAGCATTGGTAATGGCCCATTTCACCCAGCTATCCGCACAGGTTCAGATGTTATGTACTGGCCTAATATCACTTGTATGACAGAGACTGAGGCTTATGACCATGCGGCAAAAGCATTGAAAGATGCTTACGACGCAGCTAATAGCGTGGCTGTAAGATGGAATGTGTTTCCATTCTTAGCCTAACAGGTCGAAACGGGCTAGGCCCGTCTGGGAGTAACGCTCCCACTGATGAGACCAAGCGGGGACGCTATAACAATCCATGCGGAGTGGCATTGCCACCGGGCTGTTTGAAGGGACAGAATGTCCCATTGTGAACCAACGGGATTGTATCGGAGGCTTGCGCCAGAAATGGAGCAATGCCTATGAATATTGAGGCCAGACTGATTGAATATCAGAATGACGAGATTGATCATAGCAAAATGCTTATGTGGACTATAGCTCTACGTAGGCGCTTAGTCGAGATCGATACCATTATCCTAAACCGAATGCGCGCTGAACCAACTGCGGATGAACGTATTGCCGCAGCATTAGCCTAACACAATCGGCGCAAGCCCCCCGTGCAATCCCGCACGATTAAGCCAAGACAGAACTGAGTGTGGTAGTGGCTCTGTTTAGAGAAGTGTCTGCCCAACCCCTTGACCTGTAAAGGACGAGGACGAGGACGTTCCAGTCTCCACCCATCCGCTGTGACCCACGCAAACTTAGTTGCTCTTCGCTTTCCACAAGCAAAGAGGCAGAGACAATCATGTCTGACCTAAACGCAACCACCGACGCTGGTACCGAACCTACGACCACCGATGACGCATCAACCCTGATGTCCATCGCAGTCACCAAGTCCGGCAACTTAGTCGACGTGGACCTTTCGAAGCTCCCGGATGGCGTCTACCGCGAAGCCTTGCTCCAAGGCCTCAAGGTTCTCATCAATCGAGGCATGTCGAAGATCACCAAGGAGGCGCTCCCCGACGACGCAACCCGCAAGGCCGAGGCCGATCACAAGGCCAACGCCAATGTCGCCGACCTCTACGCTGGCAAGGTCAAGCTCACTGGCACCAAGGCCAAGTCGGCCAAGGCATCCGGCGCTATCATGACCGAAGCCCGCCGCCTCGCCAAGAACCTCGTTAAGGACGCGATGAAGGCCAACGGTATCAAGATCAGCCACGTGGCTGCATCGGAAATCACCAAGGCGGCTAACGCCCTCTTGGATGCTGATCCGTCCATCATCGAAACCGCGACGAAGAACCTTGCCGACCGCGAAGCTACCCCGGTGGCGATCGACATCAAGGCGTTGATCAAGACCGACCCGAAGCTGGTCGAAAAGGCCGAAGCCAAGAAGGCTGCCGACAAGGCAAACCGTCCGCTTTCGGCCAAACAGGCTGGTAAGGTTGCGCCCCGTAAGAAGGGCCAGACCGCACCGCAGGCGAGCGCGTAACCAATACCTGAGTGGGGCCATCAAGCCCAGCCCCACTTAGTCCACTGCCCCACTACCGGGAATGCGCAAGGGAACCGGACACACAGCTCCGGATGTTGAATGTACGAAGACGCTGGGTGTTAAACATCGCTGAGATGTACCCAGCTGATCTACATTCATCCAAAGCCCCCATCCACCCCGTTCGATAGGCTACACCTATCTGATCACCTTCCGGTGCCAGTCGCACCAAACCAGCGAGCAATGAGCCTGCGATGTTACCCCCGTTCCATCGCCATACAAGCTCAGGATCGCTGGACCCATTTCCGCCCAAGGATAGGGAAGTCTGGAACAAGCCCCAGCAAGTCCCCATCGGCAACCCCAAATGGAGTTATTCAATGTCACCGAACATCAACTCATTCGTTGGCGATCTCGTCGCCATGGCACAGGCAATGGACGAACTGCCCAAGGTCCAAGCCGCGCTGACAAGCTCCGAAGCTGAATGCAATCAGCTGTCACAGACGGTGCAGGATCGTGAACTGTCCATCCTCACCTACAAGGCGCGGATTGAAACCCTTCACGAACGTGTTCGTTCGCTGGAGGTCGAGCGGGACGACGCCGGCTTTCGTGTCCTTGAGCTTGAAGACCGAATGTCGACAGCCCTTCGTTCGTTTCGCCTTATCAGTGACGAGGTGGCTTCGGCGGTACTGCTGATCGATCCACCGATGCCTGAACCCATCGCCGAAACGGTCGAAGCCCAGACCACTGACCCCCACGACCTGCCCAACTACGGCTATATCAACGAACCGTCACCTACTGCGCAGGATGTGTCGATCAACAGTGGCCCATCTGCGGATTTCGCCAGTGCTTCGATGAACGCAGATGCCTCTATCCCGGCCGCTGAACCCGGCCCCGATACAACCACCCACCGCTCCCTCACCGAAGCGGACCTTGTTCCTGAACCCAAGGGCAAATACCACGGCAAGAACTACTGGGACATACCCCAGTACATTCACCAAGACGACTGGGCGAATGGCGGTGGCGACCTCAACAACTATCTATTCGGCAAGAAAACGCCGCGTAAGCTCGCCGACGACGACATGCCCTTCTAACCCCAACCAGCCCAGAGCCTAACCGCTCTGGGCTTTCTTTTTGCCTAAGTTAGGAGGACTTTTTCAATGGACCTAATCGACACGATCCTCAACTACACCGGCACCGCTGCGCTGCTCCTAGAACTCGGCTTTGCCTGTGTCATCACCGCCGCCGTCTTCACTTCCCTCGCATTGGATCATTAGCCATGCTCAAACCATCCCGCATCGACACCATTCTAGACGCCTGTGCCTATCTCGGCATGGTCATCCTTGCCATCTACGCCTTCGCCTGTTGCCTTATCCTGTCGATACAACCATTTATGGGGATGCTGCCATGATCAAACTCGCTGCGCGCTCTGGCCTGACCTTTTCACAAGTCTGCCGCCAACTATCCGACGGCAAAGGCTACAAGTTCTCGACTACTGGCATGCTTGGCTATTTCTACAAAGCCCCATTCCCAAATGAGCCTAAACATACCGAACGCGACGGTGCCCTATCTGCAATCACCTATTGGGCCGGTGGCAAGCCTGCATCGCCAGTGCTGATGCTCTACGATTTCGACTCGCCAGATTGGTCTATCGAGGAAGCATCATGGCCTATCTAACCCTCTTCGCCACACCACTTTATCGGAGATAAGTCCCATGCCCACCGTATCAAAAGACCTTGCTGATAAGATCATCGCCAACGATGGCTACTATTTCGACGACCCGCGCGTTCACCGCATTGTCGAATACACTGACATGGGCGGTAAGCAAGCCTATGGCATGGAATACGGACATCAAGTCGGCAAGTATGCCGAAAGCGTCTATATCCGCAACCCGAAAGTCTACTGGCAAGCTACCGATTGATCTGTCACTAGATTGTCACTAGACCAATCCCCTTCCCAGCCCCCGGATGCTTCATTGCACCGGGGGCTTTTTCGTGCCCTATGGACCCCTGCCGGGACTCGATCGCCCTTGAAATCGCGCGGGGTTTGTGGTATTATGGTATTATAATCAGAAAGGTCCTACCCATGTCCAGTCCGACACCCACCCCGCCCGAAATCGGCTCCCGCTGGCAGCATGCTAAGCGCGGAACCTACTACACCGTCATCAACCATGGCTACTTTCAATGCTCTCTATTCGAAGCCTATGACTGCGAACCCGTCACCATCTACGAAGCCGAAGACAACCATTCCGTCTGGGTCCGGCCCACTGCCGAATTCCTCGATGGCCGTTTCATCCAGATCGCGTTGCCATGAATTGGCCCATGACCCCAGCCTACCTCGCCGAGATCGAGCGGATCAAAATCCTCTTTGGTCTCTGGCTCAATCACAAACATCCAAAGCCGTCGCCGACCCAAGCCGACGCCACGGCCCACGCAATCGAAATGGGAGACCGATCGATATGACCAATCTATCCGAAGAACTCCGCGAATACACTGCCATGAAGTATGCAGGCGATTGCAAATGTGGCAAATGCCAGCTTGTGCCTCGCGAATTGATTGATAGAATAATTCCAGCCCTCGCCGCTCAATGTGCGCCGCAGCCAAGCGGGGAGCAGGTGGCGGGAGAATGGACGATCCTTGATGTTGAGCGGGCACTGTACGTGGATCGGGGCCGCGACATAGTCCTTTGCGACCGCGATATCGTCGGCACCGAAGGCGGCACGCTGTTGGTGAAACTGCGCATCCCCGTTGATGCCGCCCTCTC